GAGATGATGGTTGTGCTGGTAATCTTTGATGAGGCCAGTGGTATTGATGACAGCATCTGGTCTGTCACTGGTGGATTCTTTACTGAGAACACGCCTAATCGTTTCTGGCTGGCGTTTAGCAATCCTCGGCGTAACACTGGGTACTTTTACGAGACTTTTAACTCTAAGCGCGATTTTTGGAAGACTAAGGTAGTTGATGCTCGGACAGTGGAGGGGACTGATAAACAGGTCTACGAGCGAATTATTGCTGAGTACGGTCCTGACAGCGCACAAGCACACGTTGAGGTGTATGGTGAGTTTCCACGGGCGGGGGATGACCAGTTCATACCGTCTGATGTGGTGGATGATGCTATGAAACGGGCAAAATATAAGGACGCAAGTGCTCCAATCATCATTGGTGTGGATCCTGCACGGTTTGGGGCGGATGCTACGGTGATTGCGATACGCCAGGGAAGAGACATTGTGGCTATCAAGAAATACAGGGGTGATGACACCATGACGGTGGTGGGGCATATCATTGAGGCAATGGAAGAATATAAGCCTGCAATGGTGGTGATTGATGAGGGTGGGCTGGGGGCGGGGATTGTGGACCGGCTTAAGGAGCAGCGGTACAAGATTAAGGGTGTAAACTTTGGCAACAAATCAAAAAACCCGATAATGTATGGAAATATGAGGGCGCAAATGTGGGGGGATATGAAAGCGTGGTTGAAATCTGCTAGTATTCCGCACGACAGGTTTTTAAAGACAGACCTTATATCGCCCCTGATGAAACCAGACTCACGGGGTACGATCTTCTTGGAAAGCAAGAAAGAAATGAAAGCCCGAGGTTTAGCTAGTCCAGATGCCGCAGATGCGATCTGTGTAACGTTTGCTTTTCCTGTGGCTCATAGAGAGTACAAGGAACCGTCTGTTCGGCGGTACTCAGATTATTCGGCTGTATCAACTGGATGGATGGGATCATGAAAAAGAATGTATCTCTATCAGTTGGGCGCGGTGAGAAGTTGCCGGTGTCCAAAGGCGCTGGCCTGACTGCCAAGGGGCGGGAAAAGTACAATGCTGCTACTGGTTCTAATTTAAAAGCCCCTCAACCACAAGGCGGCGCACGTAAAGACTCATTTTGTGCCCGTATGTCTGGTGTACCGGGTCCAATGAAAGACGACAAGGGTAATCCCACCCGCAAAGCTGCTGCTTTAGCAAGATGGAAGTGCTGATATGAAATCTACCAAACCCGGTCTATATGCCGCAATTCACGCCAAACAAGAGCGCATCAAAGCTGGCTCTGGCGAAAAGATGAACAAGGTTGGCAGCAAGGCAGCGCCTAGCAAGCAAGACTTTATTAACTCGGCTAAAACGGCTAAGAAGAAGTAACCATGCCACTTAAAAAGTCACCTACACCTGCGGCGTTTAAAGCTAATGTCAAGGCTGAGGTCAAGGCAGGCAAGCCTGTCAAACAGGCCGTGGCAATAGCTTATGCTGTTAAGAAAAAGGCAAAGTAATGGCTGATTACACGGGCATTAACAAGGTCGGTCAGGTTGCCAACGTTGGTGGTGGGCCGGGCGAGAAGGATGACCAACGCGATATGCTGGCGACCATGCGCTCACGCCTGACAATGGCGGTTGATGCCTACAGTGACTCGCGCAGCAACGAACTTGATGACTTGCGGTTTATGGCGGGTAGCCCAGACAATCAGTGGCAATGGCCTGCTGACGTACTGGCAACTCGCGGAGCGGTTCAAGGGCAAACCATCAACGCCCGTCCTTGCCTGACCATTAACAAACTGCCGCAACACGTTCGCCAGGTTACTAACGACCAGCGCCACAACCGTCCAAGCGGCAAAGTTATTCCTGCTGACGAGATTGCCAACACGGAAATGGCCGAGATTTTTGACGGTATTGTTCGGCACATTGAATACATCAGTGATGCGGACACGGCTTACGACACCGCTTGTGAAAACCAAGTTACTTACGGTGAAGGCTACATTCGGGTACTAACTGAGTATTGTGATGAAAATAGTTTTGACCAAGACCTGAAGATTGGCCGGGTACGCAATTCATTCTCGGTGTTCATGGACCCCGCCATCCAAGATCCTTGTGGTGCTGATGCACGGTGGTGTTTTGTTACCGATGATGTGCCAAAAGATGAGTATGAACGCCTGTATCCTGATGCAGCGCCCATTAGCAGCTTGCAATCCCTTGGAATTGGTGATCAAGACCTGACCCAATGGCTGCGCGATGAAACAGTAAGGATTGCTGAGTATTTTTACAGAGAATACACACCTGAAACGCTAAATCTGTATCCAAATAATGTTACAGCGTTTAATAACACGCCAGATGACAAGCAATTGAAGTCGTTGTACGGTAAACCACTGAAAAACAGGGTTGTGCAACGCGAAAAAATTTGCTGGGTTAAGACCAACGGCTATGAAGTGCTGGAAAAACGCGATTGGGCTGGCAAATACATCCCTATTGTGCGGGTAGTAGGCAATGAGTTTGAGGTTGACGGGCAGATTTATGTCTCTGGGTTAGTTAGAAACGCCAAAGACGCTCAACGGATGTACAACTATTGGGTCAGCCAAGAGGCTGAAATGCTTGCATTAGCACCCAAAGCTCCGTTTATTGGCTACGGTGGTCAGTTTGAAGGGTACGAAACCCAATGGAAGACCGCTAACACCACTAACTGGCCGTATTTGGAGGTCAATCCAGACGTTACAGACGGCGCAGGCGCTACTCTGCCACTACCACAACGGGCCCAACCCCCAATGGCGTCTAGCGGCCTGTTGCAAGCTAAATCGGGTGCTTCTGAAGACATTAAAGCAGCTACAGGGCAATACAACGCTAGTTTGGGTATGGGCGGCAATGAACGCAGCGGGAAAGCTATTTTGGCCCGTCAGCGCGAGGGTGACGTTGGTACTTACCACTATGTTGACAACCTGGCCCGTGCTATTCGTTATGTAACCCGCCAACTGGTGGATCTGATCCCTAAAATTTACGACACCCAACGGGTTGCAAGGATTATTGGTGAAGATGGCGACACCAGCATGGCAAAAATTGACCCAATGCAGCCGCAACCAGTCAAAAAGATAGTTGATGAGCAAGGGATTGAGATTGAAAAGATCTACAACCCCAATGTTGGCAAATACGACGTAGTGGTGACTACCGGCCCAAGCTACAGCACCAAACGCACTGAAACCCGTGAAGAAATGGCAAACCTGTTGCAAGGAAACCCGCAATTGTGGGCTGTGGCCGGTGATTTGTTTGTTAAAAACATGGATTGGCCTGGTGCTGATGAACTAGCTAAACGTCTTGCTAAAACCATTGACCCTAAATTGATGGGCGATGAGAACGACCCAGCCTTGCAAGCAGCCAATATGCAAATGCAGGCTATGGGGCAAGAAATGGAGCAAATGCACCAAATGCTCAAAAACGTGCAACAGTCTATGGAAGCGCAAGACTTGCAAATCAAGCAATTTGACTCTGAAGTTAAAGCATACGATGCTGAAACAAAACGCATGACCGCTTTGTCGGCGGCTATGACGCCAGATCAAGTGCAAGAAGTGGTGCTAGGTACAATTCACGGCATGATTACCAGCGGCGATTTGATTAATGAAATGCCAGGGCGTGACGTAGATATGCCAGGTATGCCTGAAATGCCCCAAGAAAACATGGAAGGAATGCCGCAATGAAAGGTAATGAATTTGTTGGAATGTTGTTTTTAGCGCGAGATGTAGCGCACAGCGTTCATTTAAATACGCGCAGCTTTAGCAAACACGAAGCACTCAACATTTTTTACAACCGAATTATTGGCGCTGCTGATGATTTTGCTGAAACCTACCAAGGCAGATACGGCTTGATGGGTCAGATTACATTGGCAAGCAATAAAAAGACTGCCAACATCATAGAATTTCTGCAAGGTCAGTTAGATGAAATTGAAAAAGTACGCTACGAAGTGTGCGACAAATCTGACAGTGCGCTTCAACAGTTGATTGACAACATTGTTGAGATTTATTTGCGTACTCTTTATAAACTCCGCTTCTTAGCATAAGGATCAATCATGGCAAACTATATGCAATTGGCTGCAACCAAACAAGTTAAAGTTGGCGCTGGCAAACTTTACGGCGTCTTTGTTTCAGCATCTTCAAGTGGTACTTTAACTTTGTACGACTCTGGTGCATCCAGCAATACCGACCCAAAAATATCAGATACGTTTTCGGTGTCAGCGGGTACAAATTACTGCAATTTTCCCGCCGGTTTGTTCTTTAACAAAGGTTTGTACGTTGTTTTAGCAGGTACTTCAGCAGCGTTTACCATCGCCTACGAGTAAATTATGGCTAATATAAAAATCTCTGCGCTTCCGGCGGCTACAACGCCTCTTACTGGCGCGGAGCTTGTACCTATTGTCCAAAGTAGCCTTACCAAGCAAACTACCACTTCTGCCATACTTGAAGTACCAATTGCTTCTCTAACTGCGTCTAGTGCTGTAGCAACTAACGCTAGTAAGAAGCTGGTTAGCGTTACAAATACAGGAACGGGCAACAATGTTCTGGCAACTAGCCCAACGTTGGTTACACCTGCTCTGGGTACGCCTACAGCTTTGGTTTTGACTAATGCTACTGGTTTAACATTGACCACTGGTGTAACGGGCACTTTGCCTGTAGCAAATGGCGGGACTGGAGTTACAACAAGCACTGGCTCTGGCAATAATGTGTTGTCAACTAGCCCAACATTGGTAACTCCTATTTTGGGTACGCCAACTAGCGGCGTTGCAACTAATTTAACGGGTTTACCTTTAACAACAGGTGTTACTGGTACGCTTCCCGTAGCTAACGGCGGTACGGGTTTGGCTACTCTTACAGCCAACAACGTCATTTTGGGCAACGGCACATCAGCACCCACCTTTGTAGCACCAAGCACCAACGGCAACGTGCTGACGAGCAACGGCACGACTTGGCAATCAAGTACACCAGCTTCAGGCGTTTCTCTGTCAGCCAACAACACTTGGACAGGCACACAGACCTTCAACGGCTCTTCCAGCATCTTTGGCACTGTCCTGCTTGACTCGGCTGAAACAGTCAACGTGGTGGCTGCTGCGCCATCGGCTACGACCAACTTCTACGTGCAGTCGGGTTCAGTTCAGTACTACACCAGCAACGCCGCAAACAACTGGACGCTCAATGTCGCCTTCAGTTCTGGTACAAGCATGAACACCGCACTGGCAATCGGTCAGTCAGTGACCTTTGTTCTGGTGACTACACAAAGCGCTACGGCCTACTACAACAGCGCCGTGACCATCGACGGTACATCAGTGACCCCCAAGTGGATTGGTGGCGCTCCTACGGCTGGTAATGCCTCTGGACTTGATGTCTACAGGTACGCCGTGGTTAAAACGGCAAGCGCAACCTACACCGTCTTGGCCTCGCTCATACAGTACAAATAATGGCACTACAACAAACCTCCGGTAACGCAACCGCTGATGCTTATGGCGGCGGGGTAGCTGCTATTCCCAATTACATAGAGTCAGTTTTCTCTACGTGGCTGTACGATGGCACAGGGGCAACGCTATCAATTAACAATGGCATCGACTTGTCTACCAAAGGTGGAATGGTTTGGTTAAAAAGTAGGTCAAACATAAATTATCATTATTTAAATGATACTGCTAGAGGCGTTCAGCATTCTATTTATTCTAATGATACTTCTGCACAGGCTACAACAGATGATGTGGTAACGGCTTTTAATTCTAATGGATTTACGTTAGGCACTGCTGGAGGCTCAAACACATCGGCTAGAACCTACGCCTCATGGACATGGCGCAAACAGCCAAAGTTCTTTGATGTTGTGACGTATACGGGTACAGGTTCAAACACAACAATTGCCCACGCTCTTGGCTCAGTCCCCGGCTGCATTGTTGTCAAGCGTACAGATACAACAGGTGCATGGCAGGTGTATCACCGTTCGTTAGCTAATACCGAATATCTTGTTTTAAACACCACGGCGGCAACAGCCACAGGCACGACTCGCTGGAACAGCACAACGCCAACAAGCACAGTCTTTAGCCTTGGCACCGACGCAAGCGTTAACGCATCTGGCGGTACTTATGTGGCGTACATTTACGCGCACAACGCAGGGGGCTTTGGCCTGACGGGTTTGGACAATGTGATTTCGTGTGGTACATGGACAGAAAATGGAGCCGTACAGGACATAAATCTTGGATACGAGCCTCAATTTATTATTGTTAAAAATGCCAGTAGTGCCGCAAACTGGTTTATGTTTGACACCATGCGTGGGTGGTCAACGTTTAATGGCGCGTGCCAATCTCTTGTGCCAAATTTAACGCAAGCAGAAGTTCCGTTAACTGGTTTTGTAAACCCGACAGCTACAGGATTTAGAGCCGCTCCGTATGATGGTAGTGGGCAACAACAAATCTACATAGCCATACGCCGTGGCCCGATGAAAGTGCCTACGCTGGGGACGAGTGTGTATAACGCCGTTGCTAGAACAGGCACAGGCACTACTGCTTCCATTACTGGTTTGGGTTTTCCGCCTGATTTAACAATTAATAAAGACCGTGGTGGGTCTTATGGGGGCACTATATTTAGAGATAGATTACGAGGCATAGGATACACCGTATTGTCTTCTGTGGATACAGATAGTGAGCAAAATGACCCTTCGCCGTATTGTTTAAAATCTTTTGATATGGGCGGAATTTCATACGGTACTGACGGAAGTTTTGGAAATGCTAATGGCTTTCCTTACATTAATTATTTTATGGGACGCGCCCCCGGCTTCTTTGATGAGGTTTGCTATACGGGAACGGGGAGTAACACAACATTTACACACAACCTTGGCGTTGTTCCTGAGTTAATATTTGTGAAACGCAGAGATGCCACTGGCGCATGGGACAGTTATTGTTCTGCACTTGCAAATACAGAGTATGTTGTTTTAAATACAACTGCGGCTAAAGCAACGGGAGCAACAAGATGGAATAGCACAACACCAACATCTTCTGTTTTTAGTGTTGGTACAAGCACCACAACAAATGCTTCCGCTGGAACTTACGTAGCCTACCTGTTTGCAACTTGCCCCGGTGTTTCCAAAGTTGGCTCATACACAGGCAACGGCACAACCCAGACCATCAACTGCAGCTTCACAAGCGGGGCGAGGTTTGTACTCATCAAGCGCACTGACGCTACTGGTAACTGGTACACATATGACACAGTCCGTGGCATGACAGTGCTGACCGACCCGTACCTGTGGTTGAACAGCTATGCGGGTGAAGTCGCTACGCTTGGTTCAGTTACTACCGTATCAACAGGCTTTGCGCTGAATGAATCTATTCTTGCTGGGATTAACACTAGCGCAGCAACCTACATCTTCTTGGCTATCGCGTAAGGAAACAAAATGCAGATCAGAATCAGAGCAACAGGCGCGATTATGTACGAGGGAGAACTACGCTCATACCTCAAAGCCAACAACG